ATAACCACATTACCAAGTTCTGACAGACTATAATGTGAGCCATTCCGTCTATTCCGATCTTGGATAGAAGCTTGCTGGCTAAGGTGCTGATTTTATTTATTTGATTCATGTATTTCCTCTTTTTCGATTATATCCTTCACATCTTCCTTATCAACCTTAAACACCTTCTTACCAAACACACCCAAAGCCCCGATAAGATTGATGTTAATCCCCTTTGGCTTCAGTATATTCCCAACTATCGAGCATCCCTCTATGAAGCATACCAATAAACAGGAATACACATCTATAGGATATTCATTGTGACTTGCTACGCTAATCATGCAGACCATGCAGACGAAAGCAAAGTAAGTGACCATCTTTCCCATAGTAGCACGGATCGCACGTGAGAATCTGACCTTTTCACCCATTAGTATACTTTTTCTTACTCCGAATAGGAGATCGCAGAGGATTACAGCACATGAGACAATCAGCCATGGAATCATATTTTGCAATGATTCGGCAACAAATGCAGTGGCTATTGCGGCAAATCCTCCGGTTGTGGTATGTACTATTGCTTCTTTCATAAGATACAAGTTAGATAAACGGTTAACAACGAAATTACCTCTATCCAGAACATAGGCTTTCTCTTTATGAAGTCAGAGATGAAATTGCCTGTCCAGTGCTTCTTCATGGAGATAACCATGTACGCAATGAATCCAGCCCATAACAGCAACCAATACCAAGAATTGCAACCTACCCATATCTGGGAAAATATCAACGACATGGCAGCACCGATACAATGGGCGGTTTTCTGGCTTCCTTTGAAATTGGGAGACACACCTAATACAATCATCCCGATAACCGAAAGGAATACAAGAAACCGGCTGTTTTCCGTACTTGCTTCAAATGCTGCCGGAAGAAGCAATGCACCGGAGCCGATCATGCACAAACCGAACCAAAACTTATGCGTCAGGGCATAGTAGGTGTCACTGATAGAGTAAGGAATTTCCTCCATCTTTTTAATCATTGCAAAGACGTAGCCGGCAATGAGGATGAACGACATTAATACTAGTAGAATCATAGCTTTATCTGTTTATAGTTTATAATACAAAATTGAGTTTCTCCGGATAACCGGTTTTATAATTGTAGGAATTAACCTCTTCTTTGCTAAACAAATTTTTCACGGCTGCAATATGAGCCTGTGTAGTATTGTAGCAATCAAGAGCATACAATTCTAATTGGTCAAGCATATTTAAAGCGTCATTTACGGGAATTACATACTTCTCCGCATTGTACCACAAAGTAGTATATACCCGGCCCGCTTCTTTTTCTATGTTTATTGAGTTGACTAACCCTACACGGGTGTCTTTATCCAGCCATATTTGTTTTCCGTCCAGCGTCAAAGAGTTTACAGCATCCGACTTGTCGTAAGCGTTGATCTCTGCGATCTTCATCTCTTTCAATTCATCAATGGTGTACTCATGCTCAACCAATACCGGGTAACCGCTTTCGTTCTCTTTGATTTCTTTTCCGGATGATTGACCGTCAAGCAATTCCTGCCAGTACTCCACCGATATTTCTATTGCTCCTTCTTGTGGTTTATCATAGAAACCATTTTTCCAATATATTTTTCCCATAATATTACCTCCTTATTTCCATCTACCAATTGCAAACCATGTAAAATTCCAGCTAGTCCAAACAATAGCCGGAGTTGAATTTATTCCACGGGTGAGAACTCTACAATATGATGTATATTTACCATTAAGGTCATACCCCGGAGCATATATAAAAGATTCACCTGTATTATTTACTGCTCCAGTGAAATAAATGTTATAATCAGTATTATAGAAACTGGTAGGAAAATACAGATTAATTGCCCCCCCGGTTGCTCCGACTCTTGTCCCCCACTGTATCAAAAGCCCATTATTGAACTTGGCATAACCGTTTGCTCCCAAAGAAACCGTCATAGCGTTGGAGAGGTCTGCTTTAGCCAAGTTGGGTATCATTGCCAATAGTTCTTCAATCCTAGCTCCCGAATATTGACTGTTATAATCACTCATAGAACTTACTCTTTATAACGTTAAACGTACTGCCGTCAGACAGTATAAACCGTCCTTCGGTCACTGCAAATGCCTGTCTTTTCCCTTCTTGAGATACCGTAGTAGAAACGGAAACTGGATTATTGCCCTTAGTAGTCGAGAACACGACAGTTTGTTGCCTGTCCAATCCTTCATTGGCAACATCGCTCATTACGCTTGCGGCTCCATTAGGGCCGGGCGTAATGACAATGTTTCCTTCTCCTTCCTTCCAAGGTACAAGTATATCCATTATGCGGCAGTCCAAGAAGTGTTAGACGTAACAGTAACGGAAACAGCTGAACCGTTTTGAGGAATTGTAATTTCTGTTGGGGAAACGGATAGTTTTGCGTCTCCTGCTGCCTGTTTGATTGCAATCTGTACAGCCTGACCACCGTTTGCGGTCACTTTTAATGTTCTTACAACTTCTTCAATAGTTTCATTTGCAGGAAACTCAAGTTCTATGGAGAATGGAAATTCTGCTGTAGCACCTGGATCACCTGTGATGCTAGCCGCATTATCTGTCTGTGTCCCATTCGCACTATATTTCGCTGGAATGGTAACATCTGATACGCTATCCGCCCATGCAAAGGTCAGCTTTTGAGAATTAGTCTTACCTTCAACGGTGACGGTTCCGGCAGCTTTGGGCGCTGACATTTCCGCCCCGTTATCAAAAGATGCAAACTCGGATTTAGGAGTTTGAGTTACTTTATAAGTTGCAGGAGTAGATACTCCGACACCCGTTATTTTCACCGTACCGGTTCTAGCTGTACGACCTGTATGAGCACTTGCACTGTTTGCAATTGTCCCATTTCCGCTTCCAGTTGAAGGGTTTAAATTTAACCAACTAGGCTTTGCCATAATTCAAATCATTAAGTAATTAAACAATAAAATTTTATTCTTTTGTTGCTGTAGTCCATACCACATTTGACAATACATCTACGTTATCTTCAAAGTTATTGGAGGGCATCAGCCAGATGTAATCAGGCTCTACTCTCAAATAAGCATCTTTGCCAACGTCACAGACAATCCCTACCGACACTTTAATTGAACGGCTGGGATTCACAGAGACATTTATCCCAGACAAAGGAAATGTGCTCACCTTTATTCCTTTCGAGGCTTCTATGTTAACCCGTATGCACCCCATATTATACAATCCTTATTCCGGTTGCCGACTTGTCTACCTCCGGTCTTATTCCTCCTTCATAATCAGTGTCAGGAAGATAAGCCGTGGTTTCTATCCAAATTTCTCCCCTCCCTATAATGTTGGTATCAAGGAAACAAGTGTAGCTGTTCTCATCATTACGTACCATTTCCGACTTCTTGATCGTCTGGGAATTGAGAGTTACAGAGAACTTGCATTCGAAATCTATGTCATCCATTGTCAAGCCCGAAGGTAGTTCAATAGATACTGCTAATTTTATGATCGTTCCTTTTGCTACCATTGTTTTCAACTTATTTATTCTTCTTGTGATAGAGCATTGCTGACAGCTATTCGATCAATGACACGAGTAAATAACTGCGCATACTTTTTTAGAGATTTAGCTTGTTCAGGGGATATATCAACTTCTCCTTTCCGGTATATATCTTGAGCAAGATTAAATTCTCCAAGATCACCTGTATTTTGATAAATCGCATTTCCGAATGCTTTAGATACATCGACGGTACTCTTGTTCCCTTCGAGATCGGTTAATTCTATTTTTCGAAAGTCTATTTTCATAATTATTATTGATATCTATAGCTAACTATATAATAATGTGAGGAGCAATATCTAAGCAAAAGGGTATTTCCTCTTCCCAAAGAAATTGCTCCATTTGAATCCAACTCTGGGCTAAGGACTTCTCCTGCATTGTTTAACAGTCTACCATCAGATGAACCTTTTAAGGTAATCCGATGAACTGTGGTTGGGTTCCATGTAATGACAATACTTAAGAGAAAAGAGACATCATTATTTATTCCTAAATTACTTCTTCCTGGTAAAACCATTCCTAAGTTAACAACAGACTGACCATTAAACACAAAATTATGAGTCCTTTTTATAAAAGTGGTAAGCACATCTGTATAGGCTTGCCCTATATATCCATCTTCGAATATTGCACGTTGTCCTATGCCGTATATGTTACCATCGTATTGGATTGCTGTTTGCTGTGACCAGCCTAAATCGTCTACAGCCGGACGGAATTTTGCATAAACGGCAGTACCAGAATCTACTTCCGAGCTTGTAAAATCAAATCTTCCTAAGCATGACATTCCCGAAGAAAGTGGAAACACATTAGTTCCAATCCCAGCCCATGATTTTTCATCTGAAAATTTAATGAAATCTTTGTATAGGGATAATCCTTCATAAGCATTGTTATGATTGGGATCATCAACACCGATATGTGTATCAGATATTTTAAACCCGGCAATTGTTCCCTCTACGGCTGCTAGTTTCTTTACGGTCAAATTATCAACATCAATAAACTCCGTCTTTATCTTGCCGGCTTCTATGAAAGTCTTTCCGCCTACGGTCATTCCACCGGTTTCAGGTAGGGCTATTTGACCTCCTTTTGTCAATTCAACGGTTGTTATATTATGCTTGATAGCTCCCCCCGTAATCATCCAGCCTTCTGTTTTCTCAAGGTTCCCCACGAATATCCCAGAAGTTCCTAATACATCAATTGTCGCATTTTGAGCAAGAAGGACGTTTGTTGCTATGTTCTCGAACTCGCTGAACTCTTCCCACTTCGTTGAGTCAAAAGAAGTTGTAGACGTATGCGTGATCTTACAAAGTTTGTTCTGACCGTCATAGATTACTGTATCTATGAATGTCTCATTGTTATAATACTCGGTATTGGCTTTCCATACTCCACGGGGACGGAGCATTGCACCGGGTAACCCTGTTTTTCCTTGGCTTCCAGTGATGCAAACCGGATCGCTTTCCCATGTCGAACCATTCGTATAAGTTACCTTTGTTTTAGTCCATAGGTACTTACCATTCTCCCATGCTGGAGACGTGGTAGACCATGCTCCGCCTTCCAATGATGAAGAAGAGGTTGACAGGTAAAACAAAACATCAACGGCACTTATCCCTACGCCATCGTTTCCGCTTGGTCCCTTTCCACCTGTTACACATACCGGATCTGTCTCTGTATATGTATTGTCAGTGTAGGTGATAACTACACGTGTCCAGATGTATTTGCCGTCTTGCCATGCCGGAACAGAAGTCTGCCACGATCCACCGGTAGGCGTGCTGTATGATGTAGACAGGTAATATTGTTCGGCAACACTCTTGACTCCGATCCCAGTTTCACCCGTGGAACCGGTAGAGCAGATAGGGTTAGTGGTTGTTGATGTGCTGTCTGTATATGTTATTACTGATCTAGTCCAAATATATTTCCCATTTTCCCATGCCGGAGGCGTTGTGCTCCAAGAGCCACCAACTAAGGAATTAGAGGAAGTAGAGAGGTAGTATTGTTCAATAATGCTTGATATCCCTCTTCCGTCTTCTCCGTCACTTCCATTTGTTCCGTCAGAACCTTTAGAACCGGTAATACAAACAGGACTTGTTTCACTAGTGGTATTATCAGTATATGTGACCTTGGTCTTGCTCCACATATATTTTCCGTTAACCCACGCAGGAGGTGTTGTTAACCATGATCCACCAACAAGGGAGCTAGAGGATGTAGAGAGGTAATAAAGTACATCGACAATCCGTACACCTTTACCGTCTTTTCCATCCTGTCCATCTTGCCCATCTTCCCCTTTAGAAACAACCTTCAACCAGTCAGTAGAAGAATCTGACGGCTCCTGCGTAGTCGTAGATTCAATGCAAATCCATGTGCTTCCGTTGTGGGTTACTTCGTCGTAATACCAATACATCCCCGCTTTCCATTCACCTTTGAAAGCCGGAACCGGTACTTCCGTCACACCATCGTTTGAAATCTGTTTGATCGTACCGGTCATGTAGATTCTGTTAAGATATGCACTATGCCCAGTCATATCTATTCCAAACAGTTTCAGGTTAGACAGGTCTCCCAACTGCATGGCAATCATATCCTTTGTGATCTCCCAGTTGTTTACACCTTTAAGGAAACGGATATAATTCTGCGTGGAATAGCTCGACTTCTGGCGTTCCGCATTGGTGAAGTTACCGTAGCAAACAAAGTGCATAGCCTTTTGAGGATGGTAAGTATATCCGCTGCGGAGAACGTATTTAAAAGAACCATTATCCAGCTTTTCGGTGATCCGGAAATAGGTTGTCTGAA